TGTGCTTCGTTTTGATCGTTGACCAACGTATCAGGATCGATATCTTGTGCTATTGCAAGCTCTCTTATCAAGTTTGGTATCTTTATAAAAGGTGCAAGCATTGGGTTAGACACAGTTTGAAGCAATGCAGTCAGTCTTTGCGTACGCACTTCTTTTTGCATAACTGCTGCAACTCCACGAGGTTTTATTTCTAGATCCCCTTTGATCTCCCCTAAATTATCATTAAACTGCATGTTCCATTGAAACAAAGATTCACCTAATGGTTTGAGTAAATGATCGTCTATATTCTTTATGACTGTTTTCATAGCCAGTCCTGCTGATCCCATCAACATAGATAGTCCTGCAGCAGTTCTACCAGTACCAGTCACACCTGTTTGTCCGTGCATTATAGATGGTATGCCTGTATCTTCATCTGCAAGTTGTCGTGATATCTGATACATCTGTATGTTTTCTGGTGCAGTGTTAGGGAACTTTAGTCCGTTGATTGCTGTGCCAGTTACACCAGACTGTCGCCTAAATATCTTACCGGGGAATATATCCATGTTTTGACCGGGTACTAAGCTCGCTTCGTCTACATCAAACACAAGATTACCTGCAAGTGCTAAGTTGTCGATAGCCATACGATAGTGTCCATTCATCAACTTTTGTGAGTATTCCATGTTCTCTGCGACACCAACACCCCAAATCTGATATGGATCTATCTCAAATGGAAATGCTTGGAATGGTAATCGTGCAGGTGTAAATGGATTAGCAACACATCTAATGACCATACCACCACACACCCAAACGTTAACTTGTAATTGATCAAACTCTGACATTTCGTTAGCACCTTCCATACCAACTTCATCAGCGTATTTTTTATCTATGACACCCCAATATTCAAGAACTTCATATCTGTTTTCTTGATAGTAAGGCTCAGTGTCATCTTCACGAATTGTATCTTCGTAGTATTTATCCTCGTAATTAGGACCTTTTGTAAGACACTCTTCTATAGCTGACGCATCAAAGTATGGTCGTTTGATTAGACCACGAAGTTGTTGTCTGTTCATACGGTGTCGTTGTATGACATATTCACAATCTTCTATACTTGTTGCAGATGGATCAGGATGAAAATCCCACAACGAAACGTACTCAACACGTGGCATAATTTTCTCATATGGACTGTATTCTTTTTCTCCAGTGTCAGAGTTCATCTGCCAGTTGTGAACACGCTTGTAAAAATTTAGTGGGCCTTTGACTATGCCTGTTCCAAGTAGTGCTGATTCAAATATAGCTTTACGAAATACATTGACTGCGTTACTATCGGTAAGTTGATCATGAATACACTTTTCCATGTTCATAGCCATTTTCTGTGCAGGTTTAACTTGAGGTTCACCCATTTTTGCAGGACCTGATGCCAACATATCAGGAAACTCTTTACCATATGTTCCTAATTTATGTGGCTCACTCGCTGCCATAGCTCCGGGTGCAAGCTCTCTACCATCCCCTTCAAATCCAAACGGATCAGTAGGTGGTTCAGCTTCATCCAACGGAGTTTTCATGTGGGCAAACTCTTCAGCACCTTCAGGCATTGGAGTAGGTTCGACAACAAGTGGAAACTTTTTGTTACTAAAAAGTATGTCCACTATCTGTCCGTACGCAGCCAGAACTTTAGTTTTGGTTATTTTTATAAATACTTTAGATCTTTCTGAATCACGATACTGAGTCGTGGAATCATATATACCTTTGAAGTTTTTATAAGACTGTAACCATTTTAGTTCGTGAGAACGTCTGCCATTCTCTGCATCTTCAAACTTAGATTTGATGTACCCTGCCAATCCGGGCATCTGCTCCTGTGCGTTTTGAATAGGTACAGGAGTATCGTCATCAGGTTGAAGACAACTTTCATCAGCCATGATTTATCCTATAATTTAGAAGTAGTTTCTGTCGTCAGCCATCTTAAATAAAGAAGCTTCAACAGTTGGTTTTGTCTGCTTCTTTGGCATGTCAACTTGCAACGCATCTTGATTTACTTCGGTAGTAAATTCAAGACCTTCTCTATATAGATTAGTAGAACCTTGAGCATCATCAACTGATACTTTATCTGATCCCATTATATAGGCTGCACCTTGATTAAGATTCTCTGCCATTATTATCTCCTTGATTGATTTTTGTTTATAAATCCACCAGAGGAAAATCCCCCCATTGGAACACCAGTAAGACCTCGTGTAAGTCCTCCTAAAAAACTTACATCTTGTTCTTGCATGGATTTCTTTGCCTGCTTAACCAAAGGTTGAGCTGCAAATTCTACTACATCTTCAGCAGCAGTAATGTCACTAGGCGATATTGGAGAAATTGTACCCATTAAACCTTTTGCTTTTGCTATCTCAGGGTCATCTCCTTGTCTTATCGCTTCTTCATATTCAAAAGCTCCACCAACAACAGGTAGCGTTTTACCCACTTTTGATATACCTATACCCACAGCAGTTGCTGCAGTGCCAAGTAATTTCTTTGTTTTTTGCGTTCCTGTTGGCTTGACCTCATCTTCATCTATACCTATTTCTTTAAGTGCTTTTAACTCTTCGTCAGTGAAGTGTTCTTTGCTTACAGATGTTATAGGTTTCGTTTCGTTTGTTACATCTTTAAATTCACCCTCAATTGTCTCTCCCTCAGGGAGAGCAGGTGCTTTGAAATCTTTGTCAGTAAGTTGAGGAGTTACATTATAAGCTTGTCCTTCAGCTTTAGTAGTTACTTGTAGAAGATTGTTGTTTGTTGTGCTTTTTGTATAGTTTTCTACTAGGTCTTGATTAGATGCTAATGTGTTTTCATTTGCTATGTTTAATTGTTTATTTAATTGATCATGAATTATTGTGCTTAATCTTTCATGAGGTTCTAAATCTATCTCATCGTATAATCCAGTCATGGGAGAAGGATAAACTCCTTCTGATCCTGCACCTGCCATAGATGTTATAGCTCTTCCCTTCATTTGAGCCATGACTTGCAATGGAAATCTATTTTTATATGCTATTGTAGAATTATATCGTCTCATGTCGTAAGCAGAAGTGAAGTAGTCTAAAAACTCACCTGTCTGTTTATCTTGTATTATTCCCTTAACTTTTATTTTTTTAAGAAGATTACTTATAGCACCTTTAGGTAAAGCCTTGCCTTCATCTGTTAAGAACATCAAATTAGGAACATTTTTAAGATCACCAAATCTTTTTTTGTTTGATTTTAAAGCACTTGTTAAGATACCATGCACATGACTTGATGCAGGTATATCTATTGCTGCATCCATTTTTGTTTTGTCTGCACCAATAAACAGACCGGGTGCAACACTGTTCTCTAAAGGTGGAAACAAAGCTGTTGCAGGCATGTTTTGAATTTCGTTAGTTCTAAAACCTAGATGTAATGCAGCAAGAGTTGCTCGTACAACTGGTGCATCCTTTGGATTTTTCTTGGCGTGTTCTAATAAAGCTAACTGAAATTCACCTGCTTTTTGATGATTAAATGCGTACCTTAAAGCTCTTTGATTTGGTTTAGGATCAAGTATAACACTGTTTGTTAACTTTGGTATGCCATCAGCTTTAAAGTGTGCCAACTCTTTTGACGTAGAGCGATCTATTTGACTTTGTACGTTTGCTTCTATACCTTTTGCAAGAGAATAATAAGTTCTTCTTGAGCCTGCTGATTTATTTGTATCATAAAATTTTAAAAGAGGATTTTCTTCATCATCTAACGATGATTCCAAAAACTCCATAACAGGTCTATCGAGAAATTGTTTGTATGGACTATTTTGTGATGTAAATTTACTTCTGTGATTTTTACCATCACCAAGATCTTTACTCTCGCTGATATACATCTCAACTACTTCTCTCAAAGTAGTTTTTGTAGGATCAAACTTTTTCTTTATTATGGTGAACTTACCACCACCACCTGTAGGAGCTGCCATTTATTTAATACCCAAATGTTTGGTCTTGCATTTGATAGACCTGATTCTTAATACCACCAAGCGTTTTATGAATTGACACATATCCTGTCATCCTTGTCATTAACATATATCGCAGTGCATCGTATGCGTGATCTTCTGCCTTTGTGTCCACATCTTCTGCATTTGTTTTGCTAAGAGGTATACCTGAAAGTTGTTTGATAAGGTTGACACAATTCGGAAATATTCGTAATCTAGGTTCATCTGTTCGTGGATCATCTGCAAGCCTACGATGTATTTCCATTTTACCTTGCAGTCTGTTTCTGTCTGATGGCATCCAACGAACGCCACATCTCATCATCGTCTCTGCTATTGATGGGCCGAACCCTGTCTTGTTCCAACACGATGAGTCAAGCACTGTATAGTGTGGTGTCGGATCTTCTTGTTCTACTTGTAGTATTCTATCTGCCAGTTGCTCTGCTGTCAACTGTTTTACGTACAACTCTCTATAAACCCAAATATTATTATCCCAGTCAATAGCACCCCAAAGAACACACGAAGGACTTGCGTAGCCGTAGTCGGCCGCTCGTATTCGTGGGAAGTTTGGAGGAATATCAAAATTCGGTGTAACATGTTTACTTCTGCTGAACTCTGGAAAAGCCGCACCCTCTGTTACTTCCCAGTCACCTTCAAGAAGTCGCTTACGCTCAACTTCAGGTAATGACCTCAACATCGCTTCGTATTGTCCATCAGCCAACAAATATGGATTGTCGGTCAAACGTGCAGGAATAAACCTGCGATAAAAGAGTGGCTCACCCTCCTTTTCGTGACCTTTGGGCCACACAAAAGGTTTGCCTGTTTCAATGTCTATTGCAGGAAAAGTCGAACCGTGTTCTGATGGATCGATGTACATCTTCTTGACCCACCAACCTCCGACTCCTCCGGGGTTTGCTGTACAACGCATGTACAGATTTTGTTGCAGTTCAGGATCAGTTGCTCTTAGTCGT